CACACGGCCTTTAGGAACGGAGCTGCATACAGCGCGTCTGGAACGGCGTATGCGTTGGAGGCAGTAATACTTGTGGTTTCGCTGGTCGTGTAATTAGTTCCTTCGGGGTCGTGCATCACAACCCACGATATAGAACTAGCCCCACTCGCTGAATCGACAAAGACTGTGCCACCAGCCGCAGCTCCGAAAGGAATAACTGGCGTTGTCGCAGCACTTGCAGTAATTGACAACGACGAGGTGACACTACTTAGTCTTTCAATCTTATTTGGCATTATTTCTTCTTTCTCTTCCAGCGAGGAACGATCTTGTCTTTAACCTTTTCAGTGGCATCACCCACTGAAAGATCGGGATTTTTCTTGCGTTCGGCTTTAACCTGTTCTGCAAGAATGTCTGGTGCAATATCGACCTTCTTCTTTCGGGTATCCTTTTGAGGTGGGGTGTATTCCACGCTTCCGTGAACTTCAAGATTTCGACGTTTCGCGACATGTTTCACATCATCTACTGAACCAACCCAGGCTTCTGGATCGCGGTGTCCGCGTTTGTCAGCAATGCCCCCCATGTAAAACTTACCTGAAGTATTTATGCCCGACGCGGCTGCTTCCCGGACCATTCGGGCTGCTTGGTGTGGAGGCATATTATTCATCCACTCATTGTTATTTCGCCCCTCCATAAAAGCTCTGTCAGAACCTTTTGTGCCCGGAGGCTGCTGCAATGCACACATGACGGCCCATTGTTGGGTTTGCCCGTCTGCAATCATCCTGTCATATGCAGCTCTTACGCGATGTCCTTGTCGGACTATTTCTGCCGGATAGTCCCGGTCAAATGCAGCAGTCATACTTGCAGCTCCTGAGGTATTTGTGGTGGAGGTCCTTCAGCCGGGGCTTCAGGTACAGCACCGGCATCCACAACAGACTGGGCTTCTTCCGGAGACGGCGATGGTAAGCCACCTTCGGGAGGAGGAAGTCCTGGCTGCTGCGGAGGTGGCATTTCTGGAATTAGGTACGGCGTGGCATCGAGGTCCATAGAATCTGCCCAGTCCATAATTAAAGCATTGAAAGGCTGTACGTTCCCCATTGGTATTAATTGCTGCAAAACGGGACCAAGGGTTTGCAACGCAGTGTTCATCTGCTCAACACGGGTAGCCTTATTAGGTTTACGAGCACTTCCGCTCTCAATCCTATAGTCGTACTCATGGGAAACCTCTGACGGATCAAGAGGCATGATGTATTGCTGCCAAGCGTAAACACCTATAGGACCCAGAATCGAAGCCACATCTTCTGGCTCTAAAAGCCAACGAGACGCGATAGCTTCTTTCCGAGCCAAGTGACTCATTGCGTTTTCTAGCTGTTCAGCCATATCATCTGGACGGACGCTAATTTGCTCAGACTTAACAGACGCTTCTGTTGCAGAACGCATTTGACTTGAGGTCAATCCGTAGATCAGCTCAGTCATCCCAAGTCTCTTGTCGAGCATATCAGTGACAGCTGAAATAACATTCCATATTTCGCCGGTAACATCTGGCAACTGAAACACAGAGATAAGATCATTTACAGATCGTCCCATCATCTCTGAAACTTCAACGATCTTAAATCCAGCTTCTGATTGACTGAGTATTTGGTCTTTAATATCTTGGTCAGCAGACTTGCTTACACCGATCAGGGTTTCGCAGCTAGTGGCAACTCGTTGAGCCAAGAATGAGAATGCCCAACAAAGAAACCTGAGCTCAGGTATTCCTGGCTTAATGTGAGAAATAGGCCAAACGTACCCAGGTTTCCTATGAAACGCCAAGCCTGTAAAAGGCCAACCATTATTCTCAGCCCAGAAAGGTATGGGCCACTGCACTGACCGAAAGAGATTTGGAGGCAACCCTGTCTCTGGGTCAACTGGCTCCTGAAGAAGGTTGGGCTGAATGTTTAGCGGCTCATCTAAACCCTGCGCTACAACTACATAGCAGTTATCTCCGACGCCATCAAAAATACCCCTTACTTCCTTAGGCATATCTTTCAAGCGATCCCCAATGCCAGTCTTCGACCAAATCTTGTAGTAGGTAACTAACTCATTGGTCTTTCCGACTTGCTTGTAATCAAGGGCACTGTCGTCATCGAGTCTACCTGCACTGTCGCCAGAACGACTTGCGCTCCTTCCCTGCAGATTCCCTTTGAGCTTCTCCCTGTCAACGCCGTACTTTTCGGCAACGACATCTATAGGATGAACACATCGTCTCGCGCACCACAGAATATCTTCGATCTCTGTAGCATCAGGGTCAAGGATGAGATTATCTACTGAGTCAGCAAAAGAACCGACCATGCGTCGGCCATTACTAAATGTCACTAGCTCTGTCCACCAAACGCCCATGCCTTTGATGATCGCTTCATCTACAACCCTTCTTGAATGACTCTTTAAGTCAAGCTCGTTTGGAGTGTAGTTAAGCAGTCTTGCCATAAGCTGCGCAACGGTTGAACGGTTGCTCTTGAGCATTTCGCTCTGTTGAGTAGCCATTTCAAACTGCTGCATAGCCATCGGGTCATCGGGATTCATCCCAATAGACTCTGGCGTCAAAGTAGGGTACTTGTTAGGACTAACTGAACGAACTGGATTCCGGTGATAGATGACTGAAGCGAATAGCTTGACAGCCTCAAATACTCGGTTTACCTGCATACGGAAACCGGGAGGAGCGATGGATCTGTTGTACCCGTATTCGCTCTTCGAGTATTGTTCTTTCCAAAACCAGTTCTGAGGTCCATCGAAGAAATCCATAGCCTCACGAGCATCCTCTGTAAAAGGGCGCTTGTGTTTCTTGGCTAACTCAATCTTCTTCAACCAACCTCTAGCAATAGACTTTAGTACATCTTCTGGCTGTTCATTAGACATTCGCTTTTACCTTGCTGCGCTCGCTCTTTACGATGTTCTTGACAGTGCTTGCTTTCTTCAGGTCCTTCATCCAATCGGCGAAGTCCCAGCATCCCCATTCCTGCCAAGCTGGATTTTCCAGTAGCCCTGTATCATTTATGTGACGAACACTAGGTTTTTCGACCCATCCGACATCGGGTGCAAAAACAAGGATAGAAACCGTGCTTTGCCCTGGCCTTCTGCACACCCATCCCAACTGTGGATCGCTGGGATTTAAGGGATCTAAGTACCAGTAAACGCAGTCGCCTAAGCGGACTTCTTGATTTGCCTTCATTCTGTTGGTCCTCCTGACCTCGGTCCAAGAAATACGAATCCATCGCCCCCAAGCTTTTTCTTTTTTCGCTTGGCAGCCCACTGAACATACCACGGCTCCTCCTCCTGCGCGAGCATAGGTTGGACGTACCGCGGCCTGTATGCACACAAGTATTCAACGCACTGACAGGCGTGAACTTCCCCTCTGGTGTTTGGCATATCAGTAACCATGTAGTTACCTGCCAAGTTGTTCACCTTCTTCTTGTACTTCTTAATCTCCCTCTCAAGATCTGGTACAGCTCCACGTAAAACACGTAGCTTAGGCTGACCCGTGGTCGGGTTTATGTAGATGTAGTTTTGAGTAGCCTCAAGTCGTGCCGAGATGTCGTCACAACCAGCCATGAATGCGTGCCCAGTGACAGCACTCTTGCAGTTCCGTTCACGCAACTGTTCAGAGTATTGCTCAACAGGAAGACGTCCTGACCCAATGTCACGCAATCGACCACCGTGCATATCAATAATAAACGATTGAAAGTATTGATCCCTGCACTTCTTCTCAAACGCCTCGCCAAAGATCTGAGCGTTGCACTGCCTAATGTATAGCTGGTCATATATCAGCATCATTGACTCATCAGGTGGTATCGCGCAAAAGATTGCAGCGGTTACAGTGTGACCAGGGTCAATCGAGACGTACCTTGCCCAATCAGGTGGCACTACGTTCTGTGGAAGATCCGACCTGTCATAACCATGCACATCCATAGAGAAGGTTGGGTAGACAAGTATTGAGTCAGATATGAACTGCCCTTCCGCCCTCATGCGAAGAACATCTCTGCCTAAGGCAGACCACCGCTCTACGTTCTTGCGCTTCTCATCCTCATCAATGTGAGGGTTATCTAGAAACCTAAGGACAAACTTTTCTATGTCCGGGTTGTCTTTGTTCTCGGCGGCATCAGCTCGTTCGGACAACCCAAGTAAGGCGTCGTTCCGAGAGTGCGGCATGGCGCTCCAGCACAGGCATCCTTTGCGGTCAGAGAGCCTCGCTTGCATCTCCGGGACCCAACTCTCATTTGCGATATCTTCGTCGATATGCACGCGGTCGGCTTGGAATCCTTGCGGGGGCTCACCTTCTGAACTAAAGAAGTAGATAGTCCAACCATTCGTCAGGGTTGAGGACTGTATGTAACTGGCACTCTTAAGAAGCCAGGATGTCTTTTCTACCATCCGTGGTGGTATTAGAGGAGGAGCTGGGCGTGCTTCGTCTTTGCGCTTGGCATCTTTTACTGGATTGTACGCTCTCCAGTCGTCCGTCTTTTCGTCCTTGATAATCTTAAAAGCACCTGCACGGAACAGCATAGGGTACACGACCATACCTATGTGTTTCCAATCTCTTCCGATGATGACAAGATTGCCATCTTTCTCAGGATACTTCTTGAAAGGGTCCATGCCTGTAACAGCACGTGCGTCTTCTACGAATGTCGAGAGTGACTTACCGGATCTATTACCACCAATAACTAAGACTTCACTTGCTTTGCTTTCGTGAATCTTTTCCTGATCTTTTGTTGGCCGGTATAGCTTTAGAGCTTCTATGCTCCTGTTCGACAGTTCTGCCTGTATCTCTTTCAGTTGAGCTGCCTGAAATTCCCCCATCGATTCCAAGGTAGGAATTGGAGTCGGCTGATGCTCCTTCTTCGGCGAGCGAGCCATTTATAATTACCCCCCCAAATTGCGCTGCAATGCGTTGAAGACGATTGTCTAGCTCACCTTCGAGCTCCTCGTCGCTCCATTGTTCAAGCGGCTTTTTAGCACCACCCATTTCCGTATTCTTTACTATTAGGCGAAGCACACCCTCTAGCATCTTTGTTCGCGTGGCACTGCCTGGGGGGGAGTCAAACATCTGCTTGACGAGGCAACCCGCAAATCCATTAACACCACCGAGATACAACATCACTCTTTCAAGGACTTCGCTTGAGTGAGGTATGTTCTCACCACCTGATGATGTCTGACGAAGAAACGAAGTCATTGCTTCGTGCTCCACGTCGTTCATCGTTTTTTGCTTTTCGTTCTTCTTATACTCCTGCCGTTTTGCTCGATTACACGGTATGCAACGGGGGCCTAACGCCCCGTCTTTGTCGGCTTTGAAGTGCTCACTGTCTGCAGGTAAGTCCATCCCGCAGTCCATACATGTCTTGTGATCCATCGTTCATTAACGGTCGACTTGAGGAACCGAGTTCATCATGGGTGGGAGTCCGTCGTTAGGGTCCTGGCTAATGTCAGCTTCTCTAGATTCTCCGACGTTAGCAGCAGTGTCTCCTACTAGCCCTGCGCTTCGCAGTGACCGAGCGAACCTCTTTAGTCGCTCTCGAACTTCTTCGTCAGTAAGTGGCCTATCGTCGCTTGGTTGAGTAGCCATAGCGTAAACCTCATGAGTTAATGGGGGAACGGATGTACATTATACGACTGAGGGGGCGCAGAGCAAGCTCAATTTGCGCGTATCTATATATATATAGCAAGCGGCGCTGAGGTCGTGGTCCCCCAGCGCCGCTTAGCCCCCCCATCTGCTATCGAGTCATGCTCAGACAGCAGAAGTTTTCGCAAGTACACGAAGTTCGGTAGCACTGGCCGTGGCAGCAGCAATCGCGATGCCTACCTTTGCTCCCGTTCCATCGAGACATTTACCAGCCGCAGCAGATGTTGCGACGGAAACAACTTCACCAGCGGTGATTTCCTCCCCAGTACCTGACGTCTTGAGGATAGTCGTTGGACCCCGCACAACAACCCAGAACACCTCATTGTTTGGCACTCCCGCTGCCGGGAGATACTCATCAACCACCCCAACACGAACATGTGTGTTGTTGGCTGCCGCGTCAACTTCGGTAAGCGTTGCTGCTTCCTTGAACTTGACGAGGGTCTTAGGTAGCAGAGCGCCACCGCTAGTGTTCTTCACAGCAATGCACTCAACGGTCTCGTTGGTTACGATTGACTGCGTGGCAGGATTGGTATCAAGGAATACTTTATGTACTCCAAGGATATGACTGCCGTCGCCGACTTGTGCGTCGTACGTGTTACTTGTGGTTAAACCAAGCGTTGAACCGCGAGGAAAACCGGGATCTGTAGTAAGAGTGCTCATCTGTACCTTTCTGGATTAAGCAAGCGCTGCGAATTTGACGAAGTTACGAGGCGATTTCATCTTGATATTTGCCAAGACTGAAACGGCATAACGATGGCTTTGAAGTTCTTCATTGTAGAAAGGACCCTCGCCAACCATTAACTGGCTTTCCATGCACTTCAGTTCCATGTTACCAATGCTGACTCCATAGCCGACACCAGCGGGAACCGAGTATTCTGTTGAAACTTCGATACCATCGAGCTCAACAACATCGCCAAATCCATAGCTACGAAGACCGTTCGTTTTTGAGACGATTGCTCGTTCGCGGCTATCAAGTCGATTAAGGAAGTCAATGTACATCTTGCGATTAACCAAGATCATGTCGATCTGGCTTTCACGAGTGTCATTGCGTTTGGCGTGATGAACACCCTCTCGCATTGCCTCGATGCACTGATCCTTCCAGGTCTGTGTAGCACCACCAAAGCCTGAGCTCGTGTAGTTGACTACTACTGGTGAATAGAAGTCATACTCAGGATCAGCTGCGGCACTCGGCCATGATCCGGTTTCGGTCTGACTACCTGCGTAGTGACCAAGACCAGTATTAAGACCAGCATAAGTGTCAGCTGGGAAACCAAACATGTCAGCAGCATTCGCTGTTCGTTGGGCTCCAGTGCTAATGTTTACAGTACCGTTGGTAGCAAAGATCGACTCAAGGCCGTGCCATCGGTTCTCATTACCGGCAGAGTTGCCGTCGATGTAAATCTCTTTTGAGAGATGCTCTTGCATAGACTCTTGAAGTCGCGATGCCATCTTTCCCGCGACGTCAACAAGCGCCTGAGCACCACGATTTTCGAGCATTTCACGTTTTGTCACTTGGTCAGTGACGGTGTAACCGCGATATGGCAGATACGCTCGGTGCCACAGATTGTGACGACTAAAGACTCTCGGTGACTCTCCGTTGTTGGATGTCACGGGCTGATTTCTCCAACGAACCTGCCAGTCGAATCCACGACCACCTTGGTTCATTGCAACACGACCACTACCTTCCAAGGCAGCGAACACTTTGAACTTGCGGAACGTAGTCTGCTCTTCTTCTTTAAGATGAGTGACCAGTGTCGTTCCAATAGTCCTGGCCCAATCTGTACTCGACGGCATGTTATACCTTTCAAATTAAGTTGTCTTTTGCCAACTGTGACTTAAGACGTTGCTCAAATGTCATTGGCTGCTGGGGAGCTCGCGGATCTGACGACCCCTTTGATCGACTAGGGTTCCTAGAAGCTTCCCTTCTTAGATAATCTATGTCCTGTTCAGCTTGGTTTTGGGGTATCTCGGGCTGTTGTTCTGCAACAGGCTGAGCTACAGGCCGAGATAGCGCACTGCTAATAGCTGCTTGCCTCTCGTCAGAGTCCTTTATTTGCACGAGAAGATCTCGTTCAACCATAGAAGTAGCGTACTCCCAACGCTGTTCAGCACTTTGAATACCAAGCTGAGATGCTTGTTCGATGTACCGCTGGACTGCTAGGCCTTCTTGAGTAGGTGTTTTCCCGTCAGTCTCGTATAGCCAATCTGCATTGTCTTGCTCTAGCGAATTGACGTAAGTTTCATTATCGCGTTGGCTCAATGTGTTCTCTAGGATCTCTTGAGCTCTTTGCGTAGCTACCTTCTCAACCATTGGCCCAAGAGCTTCCTCTGGATTCGAGAGGAACTTTTGCGCAAAGTCAGCGCGGTATTGCATGAAGTCTTCAATAGCAAGACGAGCTTCAGGTGGCGCGTCCTCTGCAACAACCTCTCGGCCATTCTCGTCTCTCACGAGAAATCTTTTGAAGCTATCTTTCATCTCCGGAGGATTCCACCAAGATTGCTCCTGCGCAGGTTGTTGCACTGGAGTCGGAGATTGCTGTTGAACCTGACCATTCCGGCTTGCTATGAATGACTCAAATTCATCCCGGTGGCGAAGATACTCGTTAGCGTATGGAATAAGCTGCTGGTACTGCGCTAGCGCTTTTTGAGCCCCGCGCTCTCTTTCCATTGTTTCGTATAGGCTTTGAGCAATCGCAGAGTCTTCTTGCCCTTTGAAGTCAGGGAGAGAGCGAAAGGCATTCCAAACCGAAGGCTGTTCGGGAGCTGACGGGACCGGCTGATCCACCGTCGACGCCACTTCCTGTTCGGGCGCTGTACTCTCAACTGGAGGACTCTCCTCCATAGGCTGATCAGTAACATTTGCATTGTCTTGTTCCAGAGCTTGTTCTTCGCTCATGATTTACTCCTGCGTTTTTTGAAGGGACGGCAGAAGTATACGTTTGTACAGAGACAGGCCCAAGCAAGAACTACGTGCCATAACCACGGAAACCAGCTGGTGTCCTTATCGCGGCCTCGTCTTTCTGTCGTCGCTGTTTTTCCAAGATGCCGCGAATGTTCGCCGCGGGTTCGCTTCGCGAATTGTATAAATTAGGCAAGTTAGAGGTGTCGGTGGCTTCCGCTGCTCGCTTTGCTTCGTATAAAGTTCCAAACCCTCTGGGTGGCGCACCCTCGCGCGCGGTCTTATCGACCGTTTCTTTATCAGCAAATGCCTGTCTTTCCGTTACCGGCTTAGTCAGGTAGTCCTTCCAAGTCCTGTCTTCACTCCCACCGTAAGCAGAACCCATACCCGAAGTCAGTGCTACGTCCACCGCAGCGTCAGTCTTTAGGTCGCCAAGCGTCCCAAGTAAACCCGACTTCAATCCACCTAAGAAGTTCAGGGCCTGAGTGCCATCAGCAATACTTACGCCAAGGTCAGCGAGATCACCAACAACAGCAGGTGCGTTGAATCCCGTTAGGTTTCGTATGTAGTCCGTTCCCATACCGGGAGTGGCTTCCGCCATAGCGATGGTTTCTTGCCCCAAACTATCTCTGATCTCTGAAGGGGATGACCCGGACGGCAAGCCCCCCACCCCGACATCCCTGCCCTGGGAACGATTGTCTCTGTTCCTTTCGGCTTGCTTTCCTGATTTGAGGAACGAGTCACCAAGCGCCTCTCTCTTGCCTCCCGTCGAAACAAGACCGGGACCTGCGAAACCCATGCCCGGAACACCAACCATGCTTGTCTCGCGACCCTCGGCAGGTGCATCAACTGCGTAGTAGTTGGCGTTCGGGATATATTCAAGCTCCCTAAGCCCAGATGCCACAGGATTATCTGTGCCACTTTGCAGTGCATTTATGATCCCCGAGCCCATTCCGGCATACCGGGGGTAGTAGACAGCCCCACGTTCTGTTCCAAAAGTGTTGTGCCTCGAAAAGGGCACCGGTGGTCCCGCAAAATTCCTTAGTGTTTCCGGATTGTACTGACTAAGATTCCCTTCTTGCATTGCCCTCAAGATATCGTAGTCGCGTTCCGCTGCCATCATGTCATTAACGCCGGGGGGAAGTAGATATTCCGCATAGGCATCTGTCTCTGCCGTCGGCTCAAAGTCTTTGTATGCCCCATACCCTTCAGGGTCCATTGAGGCTAAAGCAGCCATTCCTCCACGACTATACATCTCCTGAGCAGCTGCCCTGTTTGCAGCGTTTGCAAAATCGAGCGGAGGATACGCAATTCTTCCCGAATCACCGATGAACTCGCTTGGGTCTAGCTCCCTGGCTCGCATCGCATCCTCATACCGCATCTGAGCTTGAGCGATGGCTTCTTCTAAATCCCCAGAGTTTCTGTTGCGTTCTAACACGGAACGGCGAAGTGCTTCCTCTGCCTCTCCGTAATCCTGGTCGTATTCATCTGGGGTCTGACCCCCAAACATACCTCCTGCCATGTTTTCCATAGGCAGAGTCCTGGGACCGAACAAAGATTCCATTAGTGTTTTAG